AGGGCCTCGGTAAGGACCGGTAGCTTCCATTGTAACTAGGAGAACGTTATGTCCTGTGGTTGCAAGGCAAGGGCCCGGAAGGTTTTGTCAGCCTTTTGGGGATTGTTTCCCATCTCGCTTGACTCCGCCCGTCGGGACTCGTCTGCTTCTACGGACCGTACGGATTCCGAAATTACTCTGGAGCTGCCGGTACCTGCTGAGACTTCTGATAGTCCTGGAGTGGCCGCTGAGAAGCGGGGTCGCTTCGCCTTTACGCTGAAGCGTAAGCGTGAGGTGACCAAGTGAGGTCGCGGGAGACCGTGACTGGGAGTTTTGGTACCGTTGAAATATGGTATCATACTATTAGATCTAACTGTTCTGACCCTTTCGGTCCGAACGGCTCTGATCTTTCGTACACAGGATCTGTGACTACGAAACGTATCACAGACTGCGTAACTCCTCGGTTCCTCTCACTTGTTAAGGAGGGTAGACCCCTCCCACTAAACCCAGTGGAAATCGTCACCGCGACGGAAACTAGAACTGCTGGATCTGGCGAGCATCTTACCCAACAGGGTTCGACTTGCTGGCTCCAACGGCATCATGGTTCCTCGTGGTGGCTACGTCCCTGGTTGGTTGAACTGCCAGCCTTCGATAGTTCTATCGTTGATCTGGTAACCACTGATGCGGTTGCTAAGGCAAAAGAGTCGATTTGGGATGCTTCAACTGATGCTTTACAGTTGTCGCAAACCGCTCGACTCCTCGGAGGCACCTGGACAAGAGTTAATTCTTTTGCCCTTCGTGCTGCTGAACGTGCTCAAGCTGTTAAACGCTCTGCACGCGCCCTTGCTTTCGCAAAACATTGGTTAGAGTACCGTTACGGCTGGATGCCCCTTCTCTACTCTGCGGAAGATGCCATGCTGGCATTTAACTCTACGTTGGAGAAAGGGAACCTTCGTCGCGCCTACTCTTCAGTTCCTGCGGCTCTTAACCTCAGTGCTTCTGACATCTGGTCGCAAGACTCGGGTCAAGGTACCGGTGTAGAGTCTCACACCCTCACGGGTGAGAGGATCTACCGTGGTTTCGCCTTAAGCGAGGTTGATAACGGTTCCGTACGTTGGGGTTCCGATCCTATCACATCTGCGTGGGAATTATTTCCCTACTCTTTTGTGGCGGATTGGTTCTTCAACATAGGAACTTGGCTTCAAGCCACAACACCGTTTTCTGGTGCGACCATTGTTGGGTCTGCAGCAAGCGTGAAAGATACCTACGAGCTCCGCCAGGATTTTAACCTAGCCTGGTCTGGAGCAAATCACGCAGGTTCTTTCGGCACTGTTTCGACCGTGATCCAGGTTGAACAGTATACGAGATTCGCTAACGCGGTCTCTTCCCTGCCTCAATGGAATCCGAGGCTAACCCCCTTGAGAATCTTAGATCTCGCCGCCCTCGTGTTATCGGGGTCACGGCGAGTTCGAAAGCTTCTCGATAACTAGGAGCGTCATCAATGAACCTTGCCAACCTTGGCGGTTCAATGACGGGTGGGTCTACCGTCGTACTGACTCCCGCAGGCCTTAGTGCCGGCGGTAAAGCCAGTTACACCAACCCCGATCATACTCGGCTTGAGCCGCGTATTGTCGACTTCTTCGTGTCGCAGGCGAAAGGTCAAGGATCGGATCCGGGTGTTGCCCGGTCCGGTCTCAAGATTTCTTTCGCTTCGCGTACTACGGAGGAGGGTTGCTGCAACCCCGCAGCTGGAAGCGTCATCATCGATATCGGCATCCGGTGGCCGCTGTCTCAGCCGTACACCGTCGTCGACTCGGCGCTTGACTACCTCCAGTCCCTCGTCTTCTCGTCCGCCTTCGTGGACGGGATCGCGAAGGGCACTCTGCCGACTGCCTGATAAGCATTCGGCTAGTGCTCTAAGGGAACAGTTAGGATGAACAACATGTCATTCTAGCTGCTGTCCAACTTTCGACATAAACGGAGTTGTTATGCCGACCAAAAGGCGTGTTAACGCCAAGTTGGACTGCGATGTTAAACACATCGCGGCGCTGTTTGCTAGCACCAATCTGACCGAAGAAACTGAGCTCGATCAGGCGAGACTGATAATCCAGTCCATTGCGGACCGGCAGTACTCGCGAGCGAAGCGACTTTGTGATGATTTCGCACGGCCTGAGTTCGGGTCCGCGATCACCTACTATAGGAGGAAGCAGTTTACTGCTCTCCTTAGCAAGGTTCCCTTTGCAGGGGATTCCTTGTCACGACAAACCGCGGCAACTCTCTCCTTTTATGAGGCAGAGAGGCGCTGTGGCCGGGTGAACAAGAAACTCAGACATTATATGGCAAACCCTAACCGGGTCCCAGATAATGTGCGGGTTGTACTAACTCGGGCTCGTGAGTGGGTACGCAGGGTATTAGGGGCGGAAATATCCCCTAGTAAGTTAGAGCGGTTGATTGCTCTCTCTCGTCCCGGCGGTGGTGTAGCAATAGGTACGCACAATCGTTTTCGTGTGTCTCTCCCCTTTAAACTGGGCGACACGGACCTCTGTTCGACATCCGATGCATATCCTTATGCCCGGATGCTAGTAGAGGGCTCTCCAGCTTGGATCAGACTTTGTGCTGATATAGACTGGAACACGAGAACGTACGTGCTACCCTATACGACGGCTAACAGTAACAAAATTACGTTCGTCCCGAAGGACGCACGTACTCAACGCACTATAGCTATCGAACCGTCGCTCAATGTCTGTCTGCAGTTAGGGGTTCATTCCTATATTGCTGATAGAC